TTCGACTATTGGCACTTCGGTCGAAACTTCACGGATGACCCCGTGCTAAACCAGTCGTTCACTGACTGCGTACCCACCAAACGCGTCTTCGCAGAGCAAACGCAACACTCCCTCTGGATGATGGTCAACAACTCAGTACAAGCCCGGCGTATGGTCAACAAGTCCGGCAAATCAAGGATCATGTAATGGACTCAGCTACTCGGTACGAAACACCCGATCCGACACCTGTCGATATCCCGTTCGGCTTCACATACGAATCCCTGGCTGACACCATCGGCAGGATGGTGAAAGTCGAAAATCTTAAGCAAAAGGCAAAGGAGGACTACGTAGAGTCCTTCGCCGAGTCACAGGACTTCGGCGAGGACCCCGACGAGTTCACGTCTAGGCACGAACTCACCGAACTTCACGAGGAAATGCCATCAGAATGGCTCACCGAAGGTCCATCGGCTTCTGAGGAAGCCGCTCACGCCGCTGCAGCGGCCCCCCCAGCTACCCCACTACCTGCTGATAATGGCGCTCCCACAGCGCCGCCTGCCACGCCGTAGGTCCCTGGGGCGGCCCTGGCCGCCCCTTTTTTCATCCAATCCATAACACTCTCTTGATGTGTTATGGTCTTACTGACTAATATCAGTTATACCAATGCTTTGCACCTATCCTTTCGAGAAAGACGGCAAGGAGTTCGGCTGTGGCCGATGTCAACCGTGCCGCATCAACCGGAGAACAATATGGACAACACGGCTCGTTCTGGAACAGGGAACTCATTCCCGCAGCTGCTTCGCAACACTTACTTACGACGACGAACACCTACCGGCAGACAACTCTTTGCGGCCCTCACATACGAAGGCATTTTTGAAAGCGCTTCGATATCGGTACGGAAAAATCCGGTACTATCTCAACGGAGAATATGGACCCTCTACATCTCGTCCTCATTACCACGTGCTTTTGTTTGGAGTGAACCTATCCGCTCAACAATTGGCAGACGTCTGGCAAAAGGGATCATGTCACTCTGGCACCGTCACTCACGAATCGGCACAATACGTCGCCGGTTACATCAACTACACAATGAAGGCGGAAGCCCTGAATGGCAGGCACCCGGAGTTCTCAAGAATGTCCCGGAATCCCGGCATCGGTTACGCCGCAGTAGCCAAGCTGGTGGCATTTCATGAGACTAAAGCCGGGATCATCAGCCTCCAAAAAAACCGAGATGTTCAAGGCCTTATCAGGTATGGCAAAACTATCAAGCCGCTCGGTCGCTACATTGTCCGGAAAACCCGCGAAGCTTTGGGTGTTCCCCATTCCGACCCTGACCGACCTAGCCACCTTGCGACTTTGTCGGAAGAAGAAAGGATACTCCGCGACAAAAAACGCGACGTCAGCGCAATCCGCGCACAACGAAAACCTATCAGGAAGCTCTAATGGCGAAGAAACGTAAGGCGGGCGTACCCCGTACTAGCCGCAGGCTGCCCCGACAACTCACGCTTACTCGCCTGTCAAGAGATTACCCAACAATTGTTCCAATTACCCACACAGTACTAAAAAAGGAGATCATCAATGTCCCAAGCTTTATCGTCAGCAGACCTCGACCAAAAACTCTCAAGACTGTTCACACGCCTCCGAATCCCCTTCGGTCAATCCCACCCGTTCCATCACTTTTACTCCCGCGACAAAGTCTCTGTGTCCAACGCGTCATTCGTGCACAGGTACTACACGCCACAGGAAAGACAGGCCCTGGAGCACCCCGGCATAAAGCACATTACAAACGCGACGAAAACTCAAAGGTAAAATGCACATGATCGCTCCCATCGTAGTCGCCGCAATGATCGCAGCAGGCGGCGCAATCGCAGGCGGCGCCATCAGCGCGAAATCTGCAAACGAACTACAGGCAAGCAACGTTACTTATCAAAAGGAGTTCGCAAAAAAAGGCATCAAATGGAAGGTCAAAGACGCAAAATCTGCCGGAATCCATCCCCTTTACGCCTTGGGCGCTCAAACTCACAGCTTCGCTCCAATATCCACAGACACAGGCGCTATGGGTCGCGGAGTGTCAAAAGCGGCTGAACATCTCGGACAGGCCTACATGGGTCACAAGGCGTCCGGATACGAAGAAAAAATGCAGGCGCTCGCACTTGCTCAAGCTGAAACGGGCGTAGCCCGTGGTCAAATCGATCTGAAAATGCTCGAGATCGAACTCGCCAACATGGGTAGCGGCACTCTCCCAGGCACAACGGCTCAAATGCCGAACGCGCAACAAGATCAACTCATCGCTCAAATTAACGACGAATCGCTCGTCCCTCCAGGGCAAATCAAAGGCGTCCCAGGGGAGCAAAAATCTGCTGTCCCAGGAAACAAGGCAATGGTCGCCGGTACCGGAGCGCCACTCTTCAAACGCTATACCGTGATCGACAAAAAATGGGGAGAGGTAGATATCGCAATCGTCGATTCTCAAGAACCAGCCGAGGGGCTGGAAAATATCGGTGCCTTCATGCTGTCTGTATTCGGCACCGTGTCAATGTGGCTTGGCGACCCACCCACCTACTATGGCCGAAAAGGGCAAAATCCGGCAGTCAAACGGGCTATTGCCCAGGCAACTGCCTTACTCCATCGTCATTTCCCCGGCGGTATTCGCGGGGATAAAGTTGACGATTCACATCGCCGGGACTCCGGCAAAATCAAGGGGAAGTACGAATGAAAAATGATCGTCGTTACTCAGCGCGCCGCAGGCCGGCCGCTCGTCGTCAACGCCCTGGCAAGCGCGCTCGTCGTGCTGGCCCTCTTAACCGCGTGCGCAAAATTGGGTACCGGTTATGAGACGTTTCAAACACTCACTCTCACACTATCGACTCGTTACGTGCAATCTCGGGATGCTCGTACCTGTCGCCAAAATGGAAGTGCTCCCCGGAGACAGCTTCCAACAGAGGACAACTGCACTCGTTCGAGTCTCACCTCTGATCGCCCCGGTCATGCATCCTGTGGACATCCGTATTCACCACTTCTTTGTGCCAATGCGCAAGCTGCTGGACGCAGAAGGTGACTGGGAGAAATTCATCACAGGCGGCAAGGACGGCCTGGGTGAAGGTGTCACACTGCCGCTGCTTCAATCTCCACCTACAACGGGGTATCTAGCAAATTCACTTCCCGACTATCTCGGCATCCCACCTGGTGTGCCGGACCTGTCTCACCTGGCGATGCCCATTCGGGCATTCAACCAAATCTTCAATGAGTACTACAGGGACCAGGACCTCGTTCCTGAACGCGACCTGGATGATCTAACCATCCCACAAATCGCGTGGGGGAAGGACTACTTCACCGCGGCACGACCCTGGCCGCAAAAAGGCCCTGACGTCACACTCCCTCTCGGCGCTAAAGCGCCAATAATCGGGCTTGGAAAACTCGACCAACAGTTCGATAACACGAACACGGCGTTGTTCGAAACCGATAAACCCGGCACTCGTATCTACGCATCATCAGCCCGCATCGACGGCTCACTGTCCCAGGAAAACCTGCAGGTCGAAGAAGACCCTGCAAATCCCGGGTTCCCCGGCATCTACGCCGACTTATCCTCATCAGAGGCGGTAAACATCAATGAATTTAGAAAGGCTTTCGCGCTACAGAGATATCAGGAGGCACGATCGCGCTATGGTAGTCGCTTCGTTGATTACCTTGCGTATCTCGGAGTTCGTTCCAGCGACGCTCGGCTACAACGCCCAGAGTTCCTTGGCGGTGGACGCGCTACTATCGCATTCTCCGAAGTGCTTAACACCACTTCGTCGGTCGATGGCGCAACCCCTGTTGACGATCTCGGCCACATGGCGGGACACGGTATCGCCGCACTTCGCTCAAACAAGTATCGAAGATTTTTCGAAGAGCATGGGTATATTATTTCCCTGATGTCCGTCCGCCCTCGCAATATGTATATGAACGCGCTCAACCGGTCGTGGACGCGCGCAACAAAGGAGGATTTCTACCAGAAAGAACTCGAAATGATCGGCCAGCAAGAAATCAAAACACAGGAGGTCTACGCCCCTGCAAACAAAGACACGGTCTTCGGTTATCAAGACCGCTATTCTGAATACAAAACTCATCCCTCAACGATCCATGGGGAGTTCCGCGACATCTTCGACTATTGGCACTTCGGTCGAAACTTCACGGATGACCCCGTGCTAAACCAGTCGTTCACTGACTGCGTACCCACCAAACGCGTCTTCGCAGAGCAAACGCAACACTCCCTCTGGATGATGGTCAACAACTCAGTACAAGCC